AGGCCACGTTGAAGGCTGCTGCTGTTTCGATGGCGGCGCAAGTGGGCAACACCACACAGTTGCGTGATGCATTACGTGGTGCCGGTGTCGACACACGGAACCTGGCGGATGCCGAACAGCGTTTGATCGCGACGGCGAACCAGTCAACAGGTGCAGTTAACACGTTGACGGCGGCGTACAAGAAACACGGGGCGGCAGTCGAGAGTTCCGGCAAAAGTTTGGCTGGATTTTTGAGCGGTGGCCGCACTACGTTGTCATTGACGCAACGGTTGAAAGGTGAACTGCTGGCTCTGGCTGCGGCGTATGTTGGTTTGCAAGGGGCAATCAGTACGGCGGGTAGTGCCCTTGATGCAGTTCGCACGAAACAGAAAATCCAGTCGGGACTGCTGGTTGCCTTTGGTGGCGACACTGCGTTGGCTGCACAAGAATTGTTGTATTTGCGCGAGGTGTCCGACCGCATCGGTATCTCGTTCAAGGAAGCGGCACCCGCGTATGCCAAGTTGTCGATTGCCACTCGTGGGTTCGGTCTGAGCTTGCAGGAAACGCGGTTCATCTTTGAGAGTTTTGCAATTGCCTCAAAGGCTGCGGGCTTGAGTGCTGCTGATTTCGAAGGCGTTTTGAAGGCCGTCGAACAGATGTTTTCGAAAGGAAAGATCAGCGCCGAAGAATTGCGTGGCCAGTTGGGCGACAGACTTCCGGGTGCGTTTGCCGCTGCTGCCAAAGGCGCGCAGATGACCACGGAAGAATTTACGAAAGCTTTGGAACTTGGCAACATCAGTGCTGACACTGTAATTAACATTGCCCGAGTTCTTGCTGAACAATCAGGTGCCAATGCCGATAGCGTGGCAAAGTTGGTTGAGAGTGAAAACAAGTTTAAGAACGCTGTTTTTGATTTTCAACTTGCATTGGCCGAAGGTGGTTTTCTTGATGCGTATACGAAGTTCCTGAAAGAACTTGCGGCAGTCTTGCAGAGCGAGGAAGGTAAGAACTTTGCACAGGTCTTGTCGAATGCTTTTACAACAGTCATTGATGTAATGCGTTTCCTGATTCAGCATACCGAACAAGTGAAAATTGCTTTGTCGGCGCTTGCTGGCTTGCTGGTGGCCAAATGGTTTTTAGGACTTGCAACAAGTATCGTTGCTGTGTCTACTGCGATAGGTGGTTTGTTTACTGCTTTAGGCAGTATGTTGCCTTTGTTGATAGGCGCTGGTACGGCGGCGGCGAGTGCAGGTACGGCGGCGGCGGGTGCAGCTACTGGCGTCGGGTTGTTTCGAATTGCCCTTATGTCATTGGCACGGGCACTCCCTGTTATAGGTGCTGTGGTACTGGCCATTGAAACGGCCATGTGGGCTTACAAAAAACTCAATGCTGCAAAAGCTGAATCTGAAGGCAAAGGTGGTAGCCGCGATGTGACAGGTATTTTGGAAGGCGGGCCTGGCTTTGCGAAGAAGGGTGGATCGTTTACTGCCGATACTGGTACTGGTGCCACAGCCGGTGCGCGTGCAGCAAAGCGTATTGAGAAAGAACTTGAAGACAGCCAAAAGAAACTCGACAAGGACCGCAAGTCTGCCAATGTTCGTTCGGCCAAGGAACAATTGGCAGAACGTGCTGATTTGATTCGCGAGGAATTCAATCTCAAGCGTGACGCTGCAAAGCGTGAAGTGACCGACGAGGTTGCGCAAAAGAAGATTCTTAAGACGATCGATGAACAGCAGAACCAAGCGCTCCTTACTGACCAAATCAAGTTCAACAATGAGCATGCAAAGTCGGGTGCCAGTGCGGCCAAGTCTGCTGCCGAAAAGCGCATCACCCTATCTGAACAAGTTAAGAACGAACTGCTGCGCATCGAAGACGAACTGGCCAAGGACCTTGCTGCGCTGGACAAGGATTCATCGTTCGAGGATCGCCGCATAACTCGCATCGAGGCCATTTCGCATGCCTATGACAAGTTGAAGAAGACCATTGCGTCGTTGTCGGTGCTCGATAAGGCGGGCGCTGCTGAAGCAACCAAGCAACTCGACATCTATATCAAAAAAAAGCAGGTACAGGAAGACATCAAGGTCACTGGTGAAAAAGTCAAGGCACTTGAAAAGGAACTGGCAGACCAGCAACAGTTGCGGCAACAGGGCCTGGAAAAAGAGAAAGCGTTGTACGACGCCGGGTTGCTCACACAGCAGGATTTCCTGCGCAACACTGCCGAGATTACGCGGGCTGGCGATACCGCCGTGACACAGGCTGCGGTGAACCTTCAGAAGTTCGCCGACTCTGTGGTGGCGACGAAGAAAGGTCTGCTGTCGCCAACTGAAATAAGTGACATTTCGGTCAAGACGACGACGGCTACGGCCAAGGCGTCGAACCCCCAGCAGGCGATCGACGACGCCAATAACAAGGCGCAGATAGAAGCGATCGACGCCGTTGTGGCCAAGCGTTCTGCGGCCGAAGAACTGTATGCCAAGCAGTTCGAACTGCGCATGATCGACGAGGATACCTACGCCAAGAAAGTCAACGATAACGCGGAACTGTACAAGGGTAAGTTGTTGGAACTGATCGGCGTGTTGGTGCAGCAGATGGAAGCACAACGAGCACTTGGTCTTTTGGAAGATACTTTGAATGCCGAGAAACTGGCTGCGCTCGATGCCTTGATTGCCAAGTACAACCTACTTGGTGTCAGCACAGCCAATGCGGCGTTGCAGGCAGATACTTTCCAGAAAAATCTTCAAGGGTTTATTGGTGGAGGTATCGACGCGGGGTTGACGGGCGTTGCCGATGCGTTGACTAAGATGGCACAACAAACCGTTACTGTTAGTGAAGGCTTTCGGCAGATGGGTGTGGCCTTCGGTAACTTTGTTGCTCAGTTTCTAATGGACATTGCTAAGGCCATTGCAAAACAACTTATTTTGATAGCCTTGCAGAACATGGGTGGTCCTGTTGGTGCTGCGGCAGGTGCAGTGTTGAAGGCGGGAACTAGACATGAAGGTGGCGTAGTTGGCAGTGGGCCGCGTCAACGTGTTCGTCAGGTCGATAGTCGATATTTCGCCAATGCGCCGCGTTATCACGAAGGCTTGCCCGGTCTGAAATCGGACGAAGTGCCTGCAATCCTGCAACAAGGCGAACAAGTGCTGGCTCGTGATGATCCTAACAATGTGCTCAATGGTGCCAACCGGACTACGACAGTGGAAAGCAAGAATCGGTTCGTACTGGTTGACGACCAGCGCAACGTGGCGGCGGCGATGCAGTCGGCCGAAGGCGAGCAGGCTACGCTCGTGAATCTGAAGAAGAACGCGGCGACGGTCCGCCAGATCGCCAGGGGCTGATCGTGCCGTGGAACTGGACATCAGGCGCACCGGTCGATCCTCGGCGTGATTTGCGCGTCTTCACGGTCATGCCAAATTGGAAAGACGGCGTGCTGGAAAACCTGTCGTGGTTGACAGATGTGCTGTCGAGTGAAATCGGCACCGAACAGCGCCGGGGATCGCGTAGGTATCCTCGGCGGTCATTCGAAGCCGGGTTTCTGCGCACGGGTGCGGCGCGAGCCCGCATCGACAACTATCTGTCTGCCGTTGGTCGTGCGGTCGGTATGGTGCCGTTGTGGCACGAACAGTACCCGTTGGGTGTGGCATCGCTCGACGGCTCGGTGACGTTTCCTGTGGGTACGTTGGCGACGCGGGAATTTCGGCTTGGCGACCTTGTGATGGTGACGGCCGGCAATCCCGACGTGTACGACGTGTTGACGGTGACAGCGCATGACACGTTGACAGACACGATCATGTTGCAAGGTCTGACCGCGATCGGCCCATGGCCGGAAAAGTCGCGGATCATCCCGTTGCGTCGCGCCCGTCTGCTGGAATGGTCCAAACTGTCGAACGTCAGCGACCGCGTAGGCGTTTCGCAGCTTCGGTTCACCCTCTCGGACGTGGACACTCAATTCATCGCGTCCTGGGGCTACTGTGCCCCGTTGTGGCGGTTCAAACCCGATCGGCAGGATGCCATCGAGGTTGACTACATGCGAAGTGACTTTCCGCTGGACTTCGAAGCCGGCGTGATCGACGTGTTGGACCCCAGTAACCGGGCACAAATCGTCATGTCGATGAAAGTCAAGATGTTCAACCGGGCACAGGTACATGCGTTCCGGGCATTCCTCTACATGGCACGTGGCCGTGCGGTGCGGTTCTACGTGCCGACGTTCAACGATGACATCCAGGCTTTGGGCAATATGGCTGGCCCGACCTTCGACGGCAAGATCAACGGCTACAGCGAGTATCACGAAGTACCACAGGAAGCCCGGCGCATCGTCGGCGTAGTGTTCAAGGACGGGCGCCCGACGATCTACCGCAATATCGTCACTACGGCGCCGATCGCTTCGGGTGTACCACCGTTTCGTCAGATCGGCGAGCGGTTCACGCTGGATCAGGATATGCCACCTATCCTGGCCGACGACATCGAGCGCATGATGTTCGTGGTGCCATCGCGTTTCGACGGCGATTCAATCGATATTGCGCATGCTGTGTCGGGCAGCCATGCTGCCACGTCGGCCGTGGTAGTTCGGTCGTCCGTCGTTGCTGGCATGCCGCCGATCGAATGTTGGGTGACAAGCTGGACGTACCCGCTTTTCGTCATGGAGGAAATGACCAGCAATGTCACTTTGACAGGCGCTGCGTTTTCGGTGCAGCCGTTTGTGCTTGACGCTGTAGAGTCGAGTATGGTATTGACGGCCGGTACGATAAGCACGTCGGTGTTTCATGCTACTGAAATGCTTGACGAAGCAGTTGAATCGAGCATGGTGTTGACGGCAGGTACGATCAAGACGGTATTGTTGGCGACTGATATGGCGGATGAGGCACTTGAATCAAACATCGCATTGACCGATGCGACCATAAAGGCCGTTTTGATTTCGCATATTATTGAAGCTGAGGCACTTTCCAGCAACGTTGTGCTTACCCAAGGAACATTGACATGAAAACATCACCTGTGATCGGCTCGCTAGCTGGCAGATTCAAGATGGAAGCCATCAAACTCGATGGCACACGGCGGCTAGTGGCCGATTGGTTCGACAACTTGATCCTGGATCAAGGTTTGAATCGGCTTGGGACAGGGCCTGTTATCAGTTATGTTCATGTCGGTTCGGGTGCTACCGCGCCAGTCGCCGCCAATACCGCGATGCAAACATTCGTGGCAGCGACGAATACACAAACCACTGGTGCGGTTGATGGCACGCAACCAACGCCGCCTTACTACGGGTGGCGTCGTTGGGTCTTCAGATTTCCAGCGGGTGCTGCCGCTGGCAATCTTTCCGAGGTTGGCGTTGGTTGGGCTACTGGTGCGAACTTGTTTAGCCGCGCGTTGATCTTGGATGGCGTGGGTGTTCCAACCACCAAAACAGTGCTGTCTGACGAGTATCTCGATGTGACTTACGAGTTGCGTCTTTATCCACCGACTGTTGACCAGACTTTCCAGTTGACCATTGGCGGCATTGTCTACGATTTCACGCTTCGTGCTGCTAATGTGACATCTAATAACTGGCACGTTAATACATTAGCATCAACTTTTGGTGTTGATAACAACGGTGCTTTTTCAATGAATCCTTATCCAGGGCCTATCGGAACGATCACTCAACTTCCTAGTGGTAGTGCGGCGGCTGGTGGTAGCCTTATTTTGAATGCTTATTCAAACAATAGTTTGAAACGTACAGGGAAATTCACTTTCGGTTTGACGGCTGGCAATGTTCCTGGTGGTATCGGCGCGTTTTCGTTAACAAGTCCGATTGGCGCGTTTCAGGTTGGCGTGACGCCTGTGATTCCCAAAGACGCAACGAAAGTGTTTACTATGGACGTTGAATATACGTGGGCTCGCAAGACGATCTGATCATGCTTCCCAACAACGTCGCTTCCTCGATTTCGCTTGGCGGTCTTTATATGACCCCTGACGACTTCGTGACCACGCCGCTTGTCGACTATGAGCGTGGCGGTGCAGCGTTGAACGATGCGTCGCAAGGACTTCTAGTCAAGAACTGGAAGATTTCGCTTGAAGGCTTTCAAGTTACTTTGTTGGGTGACGGCGATGCCCCGATCGTGCTGTTCGAGGCTACACAGATCACTGAATTATCGTTGTGTTTCGACCAGAACATGCGGTGGTCGGTGGGCTATGTGCAGGACGGTATCCTGAAGTTGAATTGGTTTGATTCAGTACCGGCCGCCCGTGTGGTCACAGTGTTCAGTGCTGCCGTCAATCCAAAGATGGCCCTGGATGACAAGCGGCCAAGTCAGGTGCTGGTGTCTGACATGATCCTGGCCTACCTGGTTGGGAACACATTGCGCTACCGTCAGCAGCGCGACCGCTTTTTGGTTGAGCGTGTTCTTCGAACCAATTTGTTTCCAGGGACGAAGTTGAAGAACATCGGCATGAATAGGCACATGCGTATGCAGTTCGAAC